ATAGTGTTTCTTGATCTATAACATCAGGGTTATTTGATAGAAACATTGCAAGATCATATAAATCTTCTTTTTGTAAATTTTCTGCTAAGTATTTTAATAATTTTATCATATTCTTTTAATTGAAAATCCTAATTCTTCTGCCTCTATTGGATTAAGCTCAATCCAATTGTGACAATTTCTACATACTGATAGCCAGGTACTTACATCATTATGATATTTACCTCTACCTTTTTTGTGGTGTACTTCTGTTGATCTACTAGTACAACGTGGCAAAGCTGCCTGACACAAAGGATATTCATCAAGAAATACCCTTCTTAATTTACTATACTTTGCATCAAGCTTTTGCATTTTTTTAGATTTTTGTCTCATTTTAAACTTAAATAGTTTTTTGGTAGTAAACCTACACCTATAAACTTAACAATTAAATCTTCGTAGTTTATACCTAATTCTTTAAGAGTCATTTTATTCTTATAATCAGGCATATATTCATATGGCATTTCATGTATAGCTTTACCAAGTTCAGACTTAGCAAATATACGTAAAATTGGCTTAACTTGTTGCCATGCCACATACTGTTTTAGGTTATTAATAACATGTTGACCACGCTTCCATACTTTGGTGATTCTTCTTTTCTTATCCCAATGCATACTATCTACTTCAACAGGCTTATACATCTTTAATCCATGCAGTATTCTTTTAAATAAAAAGTGCTGATGTGGATTTAACTTTGTATAAACAATTGGTTGCTTAAGATCTTTCTTAATTATTTGATATTCAGATAACATACCTAAGTATGTATATCTTGCTTCTTCTCTTATTTGTTTTAGTTTTTGATATTGTTCTCTATTAAACATGGCTTTATAATTTTAATTAAATGAGTTTATATAATAGAAAAGGGCCCATTCGGACCCCTTTCATTGAAAAAAATTAAACTAGTATTACTACTAGAGATCAGTTAAGGTTGATCATTCCTATAATTCAAAAGTTTCATCTTCCATGACTACTTCCTCTTCTTTTTGCTCTTCTTCAACTACCTCTTCTTTCTTCTTGTCTATAACATTTTGAAGATCTTCTTGAGTTAGTTTCTTCTTAACAGGCTTAACTACTTTATCAGTAGTAGTAGTATTACCTTGAGCATCTCTAATTTCTTGACCATTTACATGTGGTATAAGTTGATCTTTAACTGTACCACTTGCATCATACTCCATTGTATGATAGATATCTCTTATTTCACCTGTGTCAGGATCAACACCTTTACATATCACACCTGTATCACCAGCAATTTTAAGATCTCTTTCTGGTTCAGTATTTCTAAATGGTTCAAAAGATTCTATTCTTACTAAATTACCTTCAAATGTAGTGTCTGCAGTTATACCTAGTGGTTGTAACTTCTCTATTTCACCTTTCATTAAATATGATCTTGTTTTGTGATCAAAGAAACCTTGCTTGTTCCACATTCCTAGTTCTTGTTGTACTCTAATAAAACCCCATTTTGGATTGTTTTTTGATACTCTTATAATGTTCCCTAATTCATCAGGAACTACTTTAATTTTAGCATTTTGTGCCATAGTTATTGATTTTTGTGTGTTAATTATTAATTGTTCTTAGTATTTATGACTTAGTTGTCATCACGATGGAAGTATTTATCATCCATTTTTTCTATATCCTTAATTTCATCAAGGCTTGGTTCTCTTTCATTAAATTCCCAGACTTCAGGTTCATCAGCCTTTCTGCCTGGATTTTTGATAGAGGATTTATAAAAAGGATTAGGAGCTTCAGAAGTGTATTCTTTACCAAGACCATTAAGTTCTCTTATATCTTGTTCATCAAGTTCAAGATATTGTTCAAGAGACATTTCTATTATTCTTCCGTTTGGTAACTGGTAAATCATAGCACAAAGCTATACTATTATTTTTACATTACATAGTTATATATCTCACATTAGTAAATAATAAATGAGTAGTATAGCTATCATGCTACAACAAATTTTCTCCCAATTCTTTTTATATATCCTTTTTTCTTTAATTTCTGCAAATTTCTAGTAATTGTACTAGGATTTACATCACATAGATCTGCTAATGTATTTATAGAAGGAAAACAAACTCTTTCTTTATTTGCATATGTACAAATCAATGCATATAATCCTTTAGCTTGCATAGATAGCTCTGGATCAGTTAATATATCTTTATTAACTATGCCAAAGGCTTCCATAACTTTATAATATTTGATCTTCTAACTCTTATAGTTTTATACTCTGCTTCTTCTTTAGAAGTAATAGAAAAATTTAACATAAGTTTATATTCCGTTGCATATCCACTAAAGTTACTTCTATAACCACAGTCATCTATAATTGTACCTTTAATATGACCTTGTTTATTCATGATTAAAGCATCTTTTAGTATATCACTTTCATATGCATCTTTTAGATCATACTTGTTATCTACTGGATCAAACCAAACTATATCTTCTTTTTTAAATAGTACATGCTCTCTTTCATTAACTATTTCATCCATCACTGCACCTTTTTGCTCATCACTTAAATATGATATCATCATTCTTAGTATAAACTCATCATCTATTGATTCTTTTATTATCTTATATGTTATTTTTTCTAGATTCATATTATTATTATTAGAAATTATGGATTAAGAGGACACGAAGTCCTCCTAATCACTACTCACTCAATTTAGGTATCTCAACCTATCAGTAGTTTAAAGTCATACTTAAGACTATGGTACTGTTAGTTATGCAACTGTGCATACATTACTTGTTTTTTGTTCTCTTTTTCTTTGTGATCTTAGAGTGTTTTTCTTCTACAAGTTTGTTTAATCTTTCTTGCAAGTCTGACAATACTTTTATTGCTAAAGTTGGATTAGAATACTGCATAGTTTCTATCTTTAATTGTTAAAACTAGAAAAAAGGGTGATGTGTAGCTATAGACACCACCCCAGTTTCCCTAACTACGAAAACATTTACTTCCAAGTATATGTTAACGCTGTGAATGGTAATACAATACCAAGCATCTTATCTTTCTTAGTAGGATATATAAATCCTAAAGATATTGCAGGTACTCTTTCCATTCTAAATTTGCCTTTCTTTATTTTAGGCATGGTACTAAAACCAAGTAGTGCAACTCCAACTGCAAGTATATTTGCTATAAGAAGAAGCACAGCTGTTGCTATAAATCTTCTGTCTGGTTGGAAAAATACTACATAGTCTAGTAATAATACGGTTATTGGTATAATAAATACCAATGAAAAATAAAATAATCTTTTCATGTTAATTGTTTTAATAGTTAGTTAATTGATTACATATGTGATGTACACATAATTATAACAAATATACATAGCAGTATACCTATTATGGCTAAAATATCTTGTTTCATAATTTATACAGTTTACTCTGTTAGATTAAGAAGAGTTTTTGGAATCCCACCAAGGTTTACTAAACTCTTCAACCATGTAGCTCATCATACTAAGTATGTCTAAGATTTTTACCCTTAGATTTAAAGTGCTGCCTTGCACTATCATGTCTACTTTTAAGCAATGCTTGCGCTAATGCTTTTGTAAACGAAGCATTAATATTAGAATTTAAATTCTTTTCTGCTTCTTTCATTGCTTGTTCAAGATGATATTCATCTCTATGTTCTTCCCATATACTCATAACTATTTAATTTAAGTAAGTTTATAATTAATTAAGTTGATTTTGTACAGTTTACTCTGTTATGTTACACCAACTAACTCCACACTCCTTGTAAGCAGCTCTCTACTTACAATGGCATATTATAGTTGTAACTAATTTTACAGGTATTATTAATACAGACATTTGCTATCCTGTATCAATAGTTAGTTGGTTTAAATTAAATAGAGGTAACTTAGTTGCGAGCATAAGCTACCTCTATTATATTAAATATTCAATTAAGTTACCTATAAGACTCTGGCGGCTTCTTAATTTAATAACATCCTGCTTCATTATGCGTTATATACATAAATTGAATGCTATCTATTTAATTTAGTTTATTTATTACCATAGTTGATTTTCTTCCTTTTCCAACCAATCAGATCCAGCAAACATCTGTTCTGCACTTCTAATCATAGCATCTTTAGTGTTTTGTAAACGAATCCGTTTACCTTCTTCATATGCTTCAACACATTGTTGACATTCATGTACTTCATCACAAGAACATGTTAATGATGGATCAATGCTATATAACATAGCTTTATCCTTTGCTTCTTCAAAAGTCATATCATTTAATTTTAAGTAAGTTATTAATTCTATTGAGTTGATTTAAACAGTTTACTCTGTTAGCTTTTCCTAGTACACTATTACCGTGTGTGGTTCCTAGGTTAATTTATCCACTTTATAGCTATCCAGCTTTAGGGTTATTATATTGGTTACGGATATAAATACTAAAAACTCCGGTTACTATCTCTATTATCCTATAGAGAGAGAACATAAGACTATAACAAGAGTAGTTACAATTGGACACATATGCTGATTACTGTCATTAACCAATGCAATCACTCTTATTATAGCTATATTATTTATTATTGTGGTTTCCACTTATAGATGTGGTAAGAAGTGGTAAAATGTGGTGTTTTAGATGTAACATACACAGATTAACACACAGAATTGTTCTACACTCATAGCAATATCTAACTAATTAACGGCAATGCAACCATTTTTACAGGGATAGCGGTGTAACAAGTTAAGATATTACTAAATGAGTGAGTATAAGGTAGTAATGTAACAAAATTCTAAAGTAAATAGAGTGGACTACAAGAGTTAAGAAAGAGAGGTATTTCTACCTCTCACTATCCTACTTCTTTCTTGCCCAATACATTCCGCCTGGCACATTATCTTCATCCATTAATGGGTCATTCATATCAATGACAACATTAAACATCTTGCCAACATCTGTACCTCTTTCCATATGCTTTAGAAAGATTGACTTCTGCTTTGGATATCTAAACAATGCCTTTACTATTGGTCTACCATTTTCATTTGTACCTAATGATTTACCATCATCATCTACATTTGTTAATGGTGTCCACAATGCAAAGATACCACCTGTGTTTCCGCCACCTGTTGCAATAGAAAGTCCTGGAATTATTTCTGTGTTAAATTCCATTGGGCTAATTACTCTATCAACGACAATGACGGAAAGACTGTTTGGGTTAGTCTTTGATTGTCCGTAGTAGAAAGTGTTACCTGTGTACTCTCGTGTTTCCACAAAAGCCTCATTTGATGTGCTACTGTTCTTCACAACATCTTGAGATTTGTTCTGTAAAATACTCATAATATTAAATTAGTGAGATAAAAAAATGCATTATATATCATAAGGGGATATACAACGCGAAATTAAACTGGGGAGCAGAATACTGGGGGACTCATGAAAACTTAAAACACACAAAACTTTTATACCACTCAAAAATTTATTATATTATAATGTAGGGGGATATGCATTTCTTATAGAAAGGTTTGGGGGATATAAAATTTAAATTAAAAAAATATGAAAGAAAACCATGATGATTTTTTAGCAGACCTTCCAGAAGATGAAAAATATGAGTATGAACAAATGCTCGTAGATAGTGCTTTTGAAAATGCGTATAAAGTCTTGACAAAAAAAACAACGTTTGAAAAATTAATGGATGCTAAGGATAAGTTTGGTATAAAAGCTATAATGATCTATGATCCATCAGAAGAACCAGATGAGGATGTATGGGATGATGTTATTTATTATTATGAAGATTTAGAAGAGTATGAGCGGTGTGCTGAACTTTTGAAGTTGAAAAATAAAAAATTTGAAAATGTATAGTTATAATGCAAAATGTATTAGAGTCGTAGATGGTGATACTATAGATGCAGAGATTGATCTAGGCTTTGATGTTAAAATAAAAAAGAGAATTAGACTCGCTGGTATTAATGCGCCAGAGTCTAGAACTAGAAATAAAGTAGAAAAGAAGCTAGGCTTAGCAGCAAAAGAAAGATTGATTGAAATACTAGATGGGGCTGCTAACTATTTTGAGCTAGAATCACAAGAGCTTGGTAAATATGGTAGAGTTCTTGGTAGATTACATATAGACAAGATAGCTGGTAAAGACGTAATAACTAAAGTTTGCGTAAATGATTGTCTCGTAAAAGAAGGTTATGCCGTAGAATATGACGGAGGTAAACGTTAAATTATGGGAAAGAAAAAGAAAGATCCTAAAGTAGGGACTGGTAAAAAACCAAAAGGCAGTGGTAGAAGGCTGTATACGGATGAGAATCCTAAAGATACTGTACGTATAAAGTTTGCTACACCTGCAGACGCTAGAGCAACTGTGGCTAAGGTTAAGAAAATAAATAAACCTTATGCTAGAAAGATACAGATATTAACTGTAGGAGAACAGAGAGCAAAGGTTATGAAGAAGACACAGGTTGCTGCAATATTTAAGAGAGGTAAAGAAGCAATAAGAAAAAAACATAAAAAAAAGAAAAAGTAAAAAATGGCGTGTATAGTATGTAATGGTAATAGTACAAGACCCGAAACAAATAATGTGTTTATAAATTTAGCAGAATCACTTAGTAATAATGCTAATTATGAGAAAACTGTGCAGCTATGCACAAATTGTAAAGAGATTTGGGATAACATGCCAGAAGACGTAAAAAAATAAATTATGGCAAGCAAAAAGAAAGGTGCAATGAAAGGTTGCTCCATAAAAAATGGATGTAAAAGTAAATCAGGCGGTCTTACAGCAAAAGGGCGTAAGATGATTAACCGTAAAACTGGATCTAAACTTAAAGCTCCACAACCAGGAGGAGGTCCACGTAAAAGATCTTTTTGTGCTAGAAACCTTGGACAAATAAAAAAGTTTAAAATAGATTGTAGAAAGACTCCTAAGAAAAGAGCTTGTCTTGCAAGAAAACGTTGGAAATGTTAAAATAATTAATCATGGCAAAGAAAAAGAAAAAAAGTAAAAAGAAAGACGCTTGTTATCATAAAGTAAGATCAAGATATAGTGTATGGCCTTCAGCATATGCATCTGGTGCATTAGTAAGATGTAGAAAAGTGGGAGCTGCTAATTGGGGTAATAAGTCTAAGAAAAAGAAAAAATAATGGCTAAAGAAAGCTTACATAAATGGTTTAGTAGAAACAAAGGTAAAGGTTGGATAGATTGTAAGACTGGTAAACCTTGTGGAAGAAAATCAGCAAAGGGTGGGTCAAAGAGACCGTATCCTGCTTGCAGACCTACTAAAGCACAATGTACATCTGCAGCTAAAAAGAAAACTAGTTCAAAAAGAATTAGCTGGAAAAAACGTAAAAAAAAATAAATAGTTATGGCAGCAAAAAATAAAAAAGATTTCAAACCACATATGATGTATCCACCAGGTGGAAAAAAATCAGATGGTAAAATGGCTTTAAAATTTGAAGATCATCTAAGATTATCTGAAATGGGATGGGGACATAAAGTACCTAAAAAAAGATTTGGGGGTGCAATTATGAAAAGTGGAGGACAAGTACAAGGATGCGGATGTCCTTACGGAATGGAAATGGGACCTAATAGTGTATTATAATGGCTAATTGTCAAAATTGTAATATAGAAATAAATGGAGAAGATATAAAAGAAATAACTGTTGAAATAATTACAGGATATCCAATGGATGTTATATCTTGCTCTGATTGCAAAACAAAAGTAGAAGAAAAAAAGTTATGAAAATATTTAAAGATGATAATGATTGGAATGAAAAAGCTATAGTTGGATTTGTAGCTTTTATAATCATGTGTATAATAATGATTGCTGATCTTGCTACTGGTTGGTACGGTTATGATCTTGTAATTAATGAATTTGTATATGATTCATTTGTTTGGGTTGTTCTCGGCTGCTTTGGTATTAGCGGCGTTGAGAAATTTGCCAAAAAATGAAATACTTAGGAAAACACAACATATTTGATGATCTAATGATTGGTGGTGTTCTTTTTACTCCACCAGATCCTGCTACATACGCTTATGAACTTACTCTTCCTAATGATGATGGTACTGCTGGACAAGTACTAACTACGGATGGGAATGGTTTACTTACTTGGACTACTATTACTCCAGGCACTGGTACTGTTACACGTATTACTCCAGCTGCAGATTCTGGTACAGGTACAGCAATTACAACTACAGGTACTCTTACAGTTGCAGGTGGAACAAATGTAACAACAGCAGTTTCAGGTACTACAATAACTGTTAATGCCACAGATACAAAGGTTGCATTAAATGGAACAACAGTTAACGGTATAGCTACATATGCAAGTGCTGATACTCTTGATATTGAATCTACATTAGCTTATACTTCTGTTCCTGGCTCTTCTACTTTAACTTTTGGAAATGCTACTACTCAAGCTACTTGGCAAAGTAGTGCTGCTAGGGTAACAAGATTTACAAATGATGGAACTGGTCCTTTTGATTGGGGTGGAGCTGTAAGTATAAAAGGAGGAGATGGAACAAGTGGTGCAACTAATATGGGTGGTGGTTCAGTAGAAATAATAGGTGGTATAGGGACAGGAACAGGTGGGTATGCAAGTCAAAATTCTTTTAAAGATGCTTGGGGAAGTATAATACATAAAGTTTCTAAACAAGCAGCAAGTGGTACAACAACACAAGATAGCACATATCACAGTCACCTTTATGCAAGTGGTACAACTAATTACACTCATTTTTATGAACCAGGTGTAACAAGTCTTATGGGAACACCTTCATTAGATTATTTTGGAATAGAAGTAGCTGCATCTGGAAGAACTTATTTAAGAACAATTGATTCAGGTGGCTCAGCTGCTGACCTTGATATTAATGTAGATGGTAACTTACATTTAGATGGAAACAATTTTACTATAGATACAAATAATTTTGATTTTACTGAAAATCCTCCAGCATGGATGGTTGAAAGTTTTGGTGAAACAATAGAGATAAAATCTGGTACAGCTTTTGGTGCAGGTTTTGCTGCAAATATAGGTGTAGGTGCTCAACCTTCTCTTAGTACAGGAAGTCCTTTAATTATACAAGCGGGTGATGCTGCTGGAACAGATAAAGTAGGGGGTGGTATGAGATTTTATACAGGTAAAGGTACTGGTAATGCTGTAACAGGAGGAGGTAATAATCAATATTATTTTTATGGATCAGCTGCAGGTAGTAGTGGTACTTCACTACAATCTCATCAGCAAATATTTCATATGGATGGTAGCACAAAAGAAGCTGAATTTAGTGGAAATGTAGATGCAGCTTCTATATCAACATCTGGAGATATTACATTAACTGGTGCTGATAAAGGTATTATATTTGAAGGAACAACAGCTGATGCTCATGAAACAACCTTAAAAGGTGGTGAACCTACAGCAGATAGAACTTTATCATTACCTGATACAGATGGAACTTTGCAGCATGTTAACCTTACATTAAAAATGCTTTTATCAGACTTTGTACCTGATACAGCTTCAGGAAGACCTAATATGTTTACTATAGTAAGCCCTGCTGGTTTAATAGTTGCAAGAAATACATCAAAGATGTGGGGGTTTAAAGATATACCATTTGGACATAAGGTGACACATGTAAATGTACATGCAAGCGCAAATAGAGCTGTAGCTGTGTATGTATACAGCATACAAACAGGAGCTTATATACCACCTGCTGGAACAAGTACTGGTTTATCTAATACACCTATAGCATTAACTAATCCAATACCATACGCTGTTGATAAATGTATAATGGTTTCATGGTTTCCAGGAAATACATCAGATAAATTATTTGGAGCAACATTAACATTAGCATTAATTTAAAAAATATAGATTATGGCATTAACAAGTAAAAAATATGAATCAATCCATAGTAAAACTGGGGCTGACTTAACAAAAATTAAAGCAAACTTTGATAATGATCACCATGAAGATTTATTTCAATTTGAACCAGAAGCAGCATTGTTATATCAAATACAAAAAATGCAAGAAGAGTTAGATTATCTTAGAACAGAAATATCTTCTAATAAAAGTAAATCTACATTTCCTGGGTTTGGTACAAGCAGCAATACGGCATTAGCAGGTGATACAACAACTATATCTATATCAGAGCAAAGAGCAATTGCACTTAATACAGCTAAAACTGGTATAACAACAGCTCAAGCAAATGCTATAACAGCTAATACTGCGAAGACTACTTTTCCAGGTTTAGGCACTAGTAGCACTACAGCACTAGCCGGAGATACTAAACTAGTGGGTATAGGTAATAAAACAACATTATCATTTGGAGATATGGTTGCTACAACAGTAAAAGGTAAAACAACTTATACTATAGCATTATCTGTAACTACAGACTTTGGAGGTAAAACCGGATCAGTAACTAAATCAATAACACTAACATTAACATAATATGGCAACAACAACAGTAAATTTATCAGGAACAACACCACAACGTGTTACACCAGCATTAGATGCTTTAGGTAATCAAACAAGAATAGATTCTTTAATAATAGCTAATACTCATGCTGGATCTATAGCTGTTAATGTTTTTTTAGATACTGATGGTGCAGGAGCTAATCCTGATTATTATATCATTAGAGCTTTAAAAATTGCTGTAGGTTATACTATTGATGTGTTTGAAGATACACCTTTTGAAATTCCATCAAGTACAGCAGTATGGGTTAGTTTAGGAGCTAATACTGCAGATGCAATATGTAATCATACATCAATAGAAAAAATATAAAATTTTATTTAAACTTTTTTTATTTAAACTTTTTATATATATTTGCCTATTATTAATTTAAAATTTTAAAATCATGGCAAAAAATGATCTGCCTACGGACTTAAGTCCAGAAGAAATGGCAAAAAGAAGAGCTGAAATTACAGCTTACTATGAAGAAAATATTCCTTCATTAAAAATTCAATTAGAATATGAAACTATACTAAGAGATATAGAAAAAATGCGTGCTGAAAGATTACAAGCTCAGAAATTTATTGCACAATCTATGGCTCCAACACCAGAAATTCCTGAAGTTGCAAAAGCTCCATCAAAAAATACTGGAAACGCTGAAGCTGCAAAAGAATTTGAAGCTGCAAAGAGAAAGGCTGTTAAAACTTTAAAACGTACAGAAGATGCAGTTAAGTAGAGAAAAGATTCAAGAGACCATCAAGCGTAAAACAGATTTTCTGTGGTTTGAAAAAGGTGACTATAATCTAAATATTGTGGGTATAAGAAACTCAGATACTAAAGATAAAGTTACAAACCGTTTTGATGATAAAATAACTTTGTCTTATAAAGTTAATGGTGAATGGCAATTTCATTGTTTTGATTGCACAACAGATCCTGGAACTCATTGGGTAGAAAATATTATGAGAAAAGAGGGCGTTGCTATACTTAAACCAGGGCAATATAGAGGAAGTCATATTATTAGAAAGCATCAAGGTAGATATGAAGCATTAGGTCAGGATAGACCCGTCTCTGTATATAGAGATGATAATAGGGATCATATGTATAATCTTCATGAAGAGTCTGTGCAAACAGGTTTATTTGGAATTAACATACATAGAGCTACTAAATATGCAGGTAAAAAATCTAGTCAAGTAGATAAATGGTCTGCAGGGTGTCAAGTGATTGCTGCAAATGATGATTGGAAACTATTTATGAAAATATGTAGAAAAGCAAGAGATACATGGGGAAATAGATTTACCTATACATTGCTTGAAAGTAAAGATATAATGCACTCATGGCTATAGTTAATAAAGTAGACATAAAAGTTAAAATGAGTAAGGATGAGGTTATTAAATATCAAATCCTTACTTATTGCTTTTTAAATAATTTATTAATAAGTAATTCTGATTTAAATTGTTTATGCGAATTAGCAAAAGAAGGAGAAGTAGAATTAACATCATTTTGTTCTTTGATATCTGATAAAAAAATTTTTAAGAGCTCACAATCTTGTAGGAATGCTCTAGCTAAAGCTGAAAAGAAAAATTTAATTATTAAAAAAGGATCTAATAAAAAGACTATAGTTATTAATCCTGATATGAATATACAAACTGAAGGTACAATATTGTTGGATTCAAAAATTTTAGGAGTTGAAACCAAAGAGTCATAAAAGTTTTTTTGAAGAAGTTTCTAAAGAAATAGGAGTACATAAAGATGTAGTAGATGATTTAGTTACTTTCTATTATAGTGAAGTAAGAAAAAGCTTATCTAATATAACTCATAATAAAATTACTGTATCTAATTTAGGTACTTTTTCACTTAGAAAGAATAAACTTATAAAAGCTATTAAAAGACAAAAAGATATATTAGGTAACTTAGAGAAGATGACATTTGATGGATATGATAAATCAGTACCAATAAAAGAAAAAATAAAAGATATGGAAAGAGGTTTAGATATGGTTAATAAATCTATAATAAATAAAAAAGAATTTAGAAATGAAATGGAATAAATTATTAGGGGCTTTCAATAATTTAGATCAAATTTTTGAAGGAATAAAAAATAATGTTATTAAAAAAGAACATGTAGAACAAATTGCTGATATTAGATGGGCAGATTGTTCTGTATGTGAACATCTTGATACAGATGGTAAAGATTGTGCTGTAAATGGTACACAACCTTGTTGTGCTAAATGCGGTTGTAGTATGGGATTAAAGATACGTGCTTTATCATCAAGTTGTCCAATAGGAAAGTGGAAAGCTGTAGTAACTAAAGAGCAAGAAAAAAATTTAAAAAGAGAAGACTAATGCCAGTAATATTTAAATCAGATGGTCATGTTTATGAAACACTAAATGAAGATCTTGAAAAAGATCAAATTAAGTGGACAAGTGTTACATCATTTGTAGGTATGTTTAAACCTAAATTTGATGCAGATGCACAGGCTAAAAAGTCTTCCAAAAATAAAAGATCTAAATGGTATGGTATGAAACCAAAAGAAATTTTAGATACTTGGAATAAAGAATCTGAAAGAGCTATAACTTTAGGTAATTGGTATCATGATGAAAGAGAAAACAGATTGTTAGAATTTAAGACAATAGAAAGAGATGGTGTAGAAGTTCCAATAATAAAACCAATAATAGATCATAATGGTACAAAAATTGCACCTGAACAGAAGCTTAGTGAGGGTGTTTATCCAGAACATTTTGTTTATTTAAAATCAGCAGGATTATGTGGACAAGCAGATCTTGTTACTATTGTGAACAATAAAATAAATATTCTTGATTATAAAACTAATAAAGAAATAAAAGAAAAAGGTTTTACTAACTGGGAAGGTATAACATCAAAAATGTATAAACCTGTTAATAATTTAGATGATTGTAATTTAAAACATTATAACTTACAATTAAGTTTATATGCTTATATAATTAAAAAACATAATCCTAAACTTAAAGTTGGTGATTTAACAATACAACATGTTATATTTGAAAAAGAAGGAGATGATAAGTTTGGATACCCTATAACTAAATACAATGATCAGGGTGAACCAATAATAAAAGAAATAAAAATTTATGAATTGCCATATTTAAAACAAGAAGTGCAAAGTTTAATAATGTGGTTAAAAGACAATCCTTTATGTTAATAAAATTATTTGATATACAAAATGGTAAAGTAGTTCCTACAGAACACTGTTATACACTAAAGTCTTTAAAAGCTATTATTGAAAAATATCCAGATAGTTATTTATCTGTATTTCAGTATGTATTTTATATGACTTGTCCTGATCCTGATATGAATCCTTTTTTTAATCTTCCTGAACATGAAAAAGAAGATATGATTATAGAAGAAGTT